GGTTTGGTGTCCTTAACAATTGTTCTACATTTACTCCAGCAACATTGACTAGATAGGAAGAATAGTCTGGGTGGTATTCCTTCATCAGTTCCCAAGCCTTTGCAGCATCCCATCCTTCTTGCTTTTGCTCTCCGAATACTTGAGTTGGGAGGATCCCCTCTTCTCCAAACAAGGCTCTAATATTTTCAAATAAAAAGAAGTTTGTATCTACATCTTCCATTCCCTCTCGTCTATTATCGACAAAAGGAATGTAGTCAAGGATCTTTGTCCAAGTTGAATCATAGGCGGTTGCTCTTCGTCTAAATGCTTCTTCTTCTGGGGTTAAACGGGGAAACAACTCTGGGTTCTCTTTTTCTAGAACTCCAAAGTATTGTTCCCCTATTGTATATAGTCTAGTAGTCCTATAGATAGATGGGGTTTCAACAGCAGATAAAGCAAGTTGGTTAAATCTTCCATAAGATGCCTGATCAAACGCTTGCTGTGGATCAATATCTCTAGAAACAAGGTTTCCCGTCTCCAAATCAAAACCAATAACAGGAGCCAGTGGACCAAGGTCTTTGCGTAGTTTCTTTTGGTTTTCTGTTAATCCACCAGAATTGTCTAACATTTTGTTTATAAAATCATATGATTCTTGTCTTGACTGGGCTTGTTGTTTTTTCATCTCTTGTTCTAATTGAGATCTTTGAACCATACTAGGATCTACGCTTTCATAAAAACTAGTATAAACAGCAAGGTCTGAAACAAATTTATTAAACTCTTCCATATTCTCATCTGTTTCTTTTGCTATAGATCCAGTCATCATGTTATATATTCTTTGGTTTTTTTCCTGCCTAAGCCTTTCTTGCTCAGATGGCTCGTTCTTCATTTTCCACCAGTCATATAAACTCATGATCGTTTCCTTTTGGCTTCATCTCGAATTGCCTTAGCAACATCTTCCATTCTTTTCCTAATTCCCCTTCGACCATTTGCAACTGCGTTTCGGTACCCATCATTGTTTAGGAATTCTTTTGCTGCTTCTTCGTATCTGCCTTCAGAAAGTAGTTTTCTGGCTTTGGGCGAGTCTCCCCAACTACCTCTAAATGTAGCAGAGATAATATGTTTTTGAAGTTCATTTGAGTGATCGCTAAAGGTTAGCCCACCAAGTCTTCCACCTCTTGGTCTTTGCTTTGTTTTCTTATTGTAAATATATTCGTAGTTTGTAAAACTTTCAGCACGCTTAACATAGTCTGGCATATCTGCCTCAAATAACCTAAGTGCTTCTTCTTTGGTTATTGATCCCTTGCCTTTCATAAACTCATCATAATTCTTATTAGGAAGGGCTTTCTTAAATGCAGCCCTACTTCTTTTGCTGCCGTCTAGTTTGTGTCCATGACCAACTGTTAAGTATTGCTCGGTTCGAGTTGCTTTTCTTGGTCCTGATATAAAGCCTTCCTCACCAATAATTAATTTTGCTACATCTGTTAATGGTGGTGCAGTTACTGCCGTTTGGGAAAGCATGGCAGCAGCCGATCCTAAAGTACCAAGCGAACCTCCTGATGCAGTATTAGAACTTAATGGTGTTGTCCTTTCCCCATCCCAAAAGCCACCACCACTGGATTCTTCGCTTGGTAAGTCATCCTCTCCTTGTTGTTCTTTTATTATTTCTATTACACTTTGAGGAAGATCTGCGGTTCGTTTTGTGGGATCTATTGGTTCAACTTTTTGTCTACCGTTAAATATTGGGGCTGTTTTATAAGTAAGCGCACCATAAAGTCCTCCTATAGCAATAGCCATTCTTTCTAAATCTCTCATTTCTTTTGGCGTTCGAGGATTTACAATTGCATTAGCAACTGATCTTAAATCAATATATGCCATAAGATCTCCAGAAAGCGGTAGTTCTTGATTACTTCCATTATTCCTTATGATAAACTCACCCTCATTGTTTCTTTGAAATCCATATGGATCCCTCGGTACTTCTACTAATCCCCATCCTCCCTGATCAAATGCTCTTCGTAGATCATTATCTTCCAAGTTGCCAGAATTGTATGTAAAATCTGGATATCTAGGATTGGCAAATGATGGTACTTCTTTGTTTGCCAAGTATGATGCTCCTCTCATGAAATCTATTAGTGTAATATCTGAAGATGCAAGCGTCCGTATTGTGTCTTTGGTTTTGTCAGGTAGTTGATTCCATGCTGCTCCAAAACCGGGAATTCCAGTTTTAATAAATTCTAATCTATTTTTTGAATATTGTTCAGGATTGAAGGAAAACTTTGGTCTAGAGTTGAAAAACAATCCTGCTATTTGGTGTTTATCATTTGCAAAAATATGTTTTCCATTTGAGTCTTGTAAAAGATCATTGGGGAAGTTCCATGATGGTCTTCCATTTTTATCTAAATATGGCGGCGGCACATTCAAAGATCTTGTTTGATCGAATCCACCTCTCATGTTTGTTGAGCGATAGGACCAATATGGACCCATTGGTCTTGTGACATTTGACAAAAGGAATTCATCTGCAATTTTTTCAAATCTATCGCTATAAGATAGACCTTGTTCTGTGGGTATATATCCTTGTTTGTTAGCAAATACCAAGAACCCCAATGTAAATGCAAAATTATCTGAACGTCCCGGTGGAGCCTCTGACGCAAAGGCATCAAAGTTATCCAATAAAATTTTCATCATCTCTAGTTGATCTTGATCAGACCCATTACTACCGAATTCCGCAAGTCTGCTTTGGTTTTCTGGATGACGATATGATTGCAATATTTTATTTAATGATATAACATTTGGATCATTTGCCCATAATGGTATTACTGTACCCGGAAGAATTGTATCTGACTCATTTAAAGACGATGCATTCCAAGCATCAGCAACTCCTTCTGGAACTCGAATAGTAATGTTGTGGTTTGCTCTTCTAAGTAAGTTCAGCATTCCTATTGTAGTATCTAAAAACAATTGTCCTTTGTTGTCATTATTGAGAACTATTTGCTCAGATCGCGGTGCCCTTGTATTTGTTATTGAAACAAGAAGACCTAGTGGTGTTTCTATGTCTAATTTATCACGATCTTCTAGAGAAGCCCTATATAATCTCGCCGCTTCCGTTGCATTTAAATCATCTCCATTGGTCCTAATTTCAGGCATAGCATTGGTAAAATGTAAATCCCTTATGCTACCTAGATTTACTTTATCCTCGCCTGCTATAGCAATGCGAGCTGTATAAATAAACGATAGCTCTCTAAGAATTCTTTTTTTATCTTCTGGAGAAACATTTTTTAATGCTCTTAATTCTTTAGCAAAACTCAAAGAAAATGCTAGTGATATGTTGTCAGTTTTTTCATTTGGGTTATTAAATATCCTTGTAAATTTATCTTGATACCTTACAGATGGGTCATATGTTAGATCAACAATATTGGATGAAGCAGGACGACCAATCATGGTATCTGATAGATTGAGTTGAAATGCTGCATTATCTCTAAGAGATATTCCCTCATTGGCAACCATTTCTCCAACTCCAATAAATGCAGTTAGAAATGTAAGTGGAGTACCTATCATATCTGGTTCTTCTCCGAAATTCCTTTCAGCATCTGCTACAGAAATTAGGAAACTTTCCATTCTATTAATTTTATTCTCATCTACTGTGGGACCATAAATCAAATCATTGCTAAGGTATGCCCATGCTACGGCTCCCTTTTGAGTTAGTTGTCCTGTTTCCCTATTGAATAAATTAGGATCTTCCCACAAATTTCTCACATCTGTAATAGATGATTTATCAAAATTAAATAACTCTTCTGATGATATGGTTATACTGGGACTGACAAGCCCCCAACCAACCAATTGTTTTGTAAACATGTTTCCTGTTTGTGTTCTATACTCAATGTCTAAGGCTGTTTGATATAGTTTTGCGGCGGATGCTTCATTGTGACCTGATCGTAATAATTCCCCTAGCAAATCATCAAGGCTATCTGGATTTTCTTTATATCTTTTTAGAAAATCTAATGCTTCGTATCTCATCATGGGATCTTTAAGCGGATTTTCTGTGTTTATCCATCTATTTATTACATTTCTTGATGCTCCAGAATTTGCCTGCATGTTGTCAAACGCACTAAGCACTGCTCTGACTTTGGTTTGGATTGTAGAAGAAGAATCTCCCATAATTCCCAACACTTTTTGAGAAGGCAATTTCATTTGATTACCAAGTCCAAGTGTATTAACAATATCAGCATCGGATACACTCTGATCAAATGGGAATAATTCTCTTGTTATTCTAATAAGCGATGCATTGATTCTATCTGCTGCTTGGTCCACATTAGCAGAGGCTAATATATGAGTATCGCCAATTAGATTACTCAAAGTATTTTGATAAATGGTCTGATACTCTCTTGATTGGACTACTCTAGAAAGCATCTCATCTTTCTTTTTTTGCTGATAAGACATGCCTTCGTCTGTAAGGAAATAGATTCCATTTTCTTCGGTATAGAATCCTTCGTCTACCAAGTTTTCTATGCTTGTGTTAAAGTGCAACTCTGCTGCTTTAACTTGATTAGTAGATAAGGGCATTCCTCTATGTCCTAAATTGTCATCCCAATATGCTGATGTCAGAGACGTTGTAAAAGGAAGTGGATCATATTCTTCTTGTGGTGGTCTTGTTAAAATGCTTCTCATTGCACCAAAAGCCTCCTCCAAAGGAACTCCCATAAACACATCCTTTGGTGGAATATAGTTTTGTGCTTCTGGATCAGCAACATACTCTTCTAATTCCATGGTTCTAGCCAAACTTGCTGCGGCTTTTTGTTGTTCTAATCTTCTTTTTGTTTCTGTAGCAGCAATTTTTATAATACTACCATTGGCTGAATTCATAAAAGCACGGATTTGACTTTCTCTTTCTTCAGGAGTTAAGTTTGGTACTAGTTGTAATGTATGATCTGCTATGGTTTGTATGAATCTGTTTAAATTGTTAGCCGTAGGATTGTCCATTATATTATCAATAATAGAACCACCTACAATCTCTCCATCTGAAAAACCAATGGCTTGGAAAAGTTCATTAGCGTTTGGCATATCGCCAACTAGTTCTAGAAAACTTGGAAAAATTGTACTGATTTCTCCATTTGCTGTTGAGTTTACAAATTGAGGAAGAGCATCAACTATGGTTGACATAGAATCTCTAAATCCTTTAGTACTCTCTTCTAATAGATAAAGATGGGCACCCCTTGAATAAAAAGAATTGTTTTTAAATACTTCTAATTGAATGCTTTCCATTGCTGTAGATTTTGTGTCACGATAAGAATTTATTTGCGAAACCAAATCATTTATCTTTACATCAGACCTAAATGCTATATCCAATGCGGCAGGGTCTAATGGAAGATTATCTCTGTTAAACCTATCTACTTCTTTTTTGTATTCAATAAAAAGTTCATTTAGTCTGCCATCAATATTTTGGTTTCTTTGTGCTAAGATTGCTGTTTTAAACCTAGATGCTTCTGCTTTTCCGCCAGATGTAATAAGATTACCAAGCATTCTTTCTTGAATATCCAATT